GGCCGCCACATTCTCAAAATCAATGAAACAAATACGGAAACGGGCCGATGATTCGGTCGCCGCCGCCTGTCGAGCCTTAAGAAAACTCAATCGAAACACGTCCACTTTTTCGTTGGCCTGGGCCACCTCATCGGAGATAAGCCGCTCCTTTTTTTCGGTGCCACTGGATTGGATACCCAAGTACCCCAATACCTCATTGGTCACCTGAGTTTTTTGTTGGACGAACTTATCCAGTAGATAAGGCGTAGTGTTGGGCCACGGTTGAAACATCGAACCGGGGTCCAGCGAATCATATCCGATAACATAATCCTGACCGTCTTGCCGCTGCTGCAACATGTTCTGCACGGTAAGTTTCGTACGCTGATCGGCTGTAATGATGGTCGGCAGTTTCAGGCTCTCCAGATTCACGTCATACGCCTTATCGATATCAGCGAGGCGTCGCGCGTACTGCCATAACGTCGGCTTGAATCCGACACGCATACGGTTATCCCAGATCGGAATGCATTCCACCCCGGCCTTAAGCTGCCGGTAGTGGTAGTTGACGCCTACCGGCTCGAACATGGTGGGATTGTTGTATACGTTCAATCGCCCTTGATATCCGGCCTGCGTGGCAAGGAATCTGCCGATGCGCTTGTCTTCAAAAAACAGTGCGCACCCATATTCACATAGACATATCTCCAGCCAGCGCTCGTCCACGGTGGGGGGCAGTCCACGCCAGCTGAACCGGTTCAACGCCAATTCCATCAGCAAGTGAAGATACATGTCGTCGAGTGTGGCGGCACGTGTTTTCACGTAATTGCCGCGAGGATGCAGCGCACCGCCGATTCGACTCTTTTTAGACCTACTCATATTGTTATTATATCACTCATAGCTGATGCCCGGCAGTGGCTCGTTATCCGCCCAGTCCGTCACGCCAATGTATTCCGGCTTGTGCCATACGGTCACGCCCCGTTCGAACATGCCTTTGATGGTCAGGCGATATTCTTCGGGCAGCGTACCCCTCACATACGCTTCCTGCATCTGCCAGAACGTGAATTTCGTCATACATTCCAACGAAGGGGGCGGGGTGATGAAACGTTGGACAAAATACCCATAACGCAGCATGTATTCACCCGCCGCACGCAACGCGCTCGGCGCACACGTCTTGAACCTGACCAACACGCCCATAATGCCGTTGCTGAGATTGAACATATCGCCACCGAGTGCGCCCGAGGTGGTTGGCGGGGTCAATTGCATTTGCTGTACCTGTGCATTGATGCCCGCGATGGCATTCTGGTAATCGCCTTGGGCGGCGTAAGCGGCCAGTCCATAATTGGCTTGTGATGTGATGGCGTTGAGCTGATTGCTCAACCCGGTCGCCCCGCTTGCGTAAGCGTTGGCTTGCGAGGTGGCCGCCGCGTTAGTGGCAATCTGATTGGCCGTACTCGCTGCCGCCGTGGAATTGGAAATGGCAGCCGATGAATTGATGCCGTGATTAGCTATATCCGTCCGCGCAGAGCCGAGGAACGCGCCGCCGACCGCGTTTATCGCGCCTAGCGGGTCGCGGTTGACGATGGCGTTCAATCCTCCGCCGATAATGCCGGCCATGCCGTTGAGGTTGTTGTTCCTGATGTTCTGCTCCACCTGCAAGCTGGCCATCTGATTGGTTTGGTTCTGGCTGACGGCAAGTGACTGGTTCAGCGAGTTTGCCGTAATGGCATTATTCGCGGTGCGGTTTTCGTTGGCCAGGTTAGTTTGACGTGAAGCGTATTCGCGCTGCCACATCGAGTTGGAATTAGCGACATCCGCCGACGCCAGCGCCTTCTGGCGCGTCCATTGCGCAGACTCCTGTGCATATGCGCGAGCATACGCGCTGTTCGCCACAGCCAGCGCACCGCCATTATTGACGACGGAAAAATGTGGCAGATTGGTGATACCGAAACTGGCGTTAAGCATTTCGCCGCCGTCAATGGGCAAGCCGTACCCTCGATTATTGATCTGAATCGGGTTCAACGTGTCCGCCCCGGCCTCATTGTATCCGGGAACATAGAAATTAATTCGTGTACCGGACGGGGCATATGTGTATGTTTCCCGAATAACGAGATCATCCGACTGAATGTCTTCCGGCCTGTAATTGACCGTCGCGCCGTTGAGGCAGCTACATTCCACGACGCAATAAGGATAGCAGTAAAGTTTTCGGAGATTGCGATATCGTTGCGGAATCTTAAAAAGATTTCTGAAACCGGGTATCGTCATGATGTCCTCGTAGCGCATGCTCGAATCAATGCCGCTTTGGAAACTATAGACCCGCCCCCACCGTGCATTGATCGGCTGGCCTAAAATCTGTGTTACCTCCTGGCCGTAGCGATTGATGTAATCTTGTGGAATCTTCGGCACCATATACACTGCGCAGATGCCTTGAGTGACCCACGGGTATGCTGACCCGTATGACATGATGCTCGCCACGTAACCCAGTCGTGATTCGCAATAATAGACAGCGCATCCATCCGTCGCACCCTCGAATACACTGCCCTGTGCCGTGTTCAGATCGGGTTTTGACTCACTGCCGGGAGACTTGGTTAAATCCGTGGTGCTCACGACGATCACGCCATAATCGACCCAATTCAATTTCCCATGCAGGGTGTCCAGATGTTGCCCTGATATGATGGAATGATATCGTTGTGCCGTCGTTACCATCTCGCTGCCGGTATCCAAACCCTCCGGGAGCGCCAGATAGGTGCGCCCGTAACCGTCCCACTGGTGTTCATTGGCCACGCCGATATGGCCGCGCGTCACGTAGCAACTGCCGAACGTGATATCGTGCTGGAAGCTTTGCCACACGTCCAGCATCAGGACCAGTTGCGTGCAATGGGCGTTGACGTACTCGACGTGCTGGATAAAGTAATACCATGCTCGCGGCCCTTCCAAACCGGGATAGTCGTTATAGGCCACCAGATAATTCCAGTTCGACGCCTCGTTAAACGGGAGTTCGATACGGGCGGGAGCGTTGAAAATATGCATGGTGGCCGGACGGCATTCCACGCCATCCACTTGATCAAACCACTGTTCCTGTGTTTCACGTGAAACAAACCGGACGACATCACGGTATGAGGCATCCCACGGCACTCGGCAGAGCTTCAGCGTAGTGTTGGGCGTCCATTCCGCCCAAGAAAAACTGGCCTCCGCGTAGGGGTTCACGTCATCAATCATTAATCCGACCTCCGGTACGGCAAGGCCCGGAGCGCTCACGTGGATTGCGCTCCGGGCCTTGCTTGCATCACGCCGTGAGAGAGTAGCCAACCGGCTACCCTCTCATCATACCACTAAGACACGGTCACACTGGCCTTGCCGGACACGCCGAACAGCGTGGCGGTGATGTCGGACGCGCCCGTCTTGACGCCTGACACCATGCCCGATTCGGACACGGCAGCGTTCTCTGGAGTGCCGGATGTCCATGCGGCCTGCGCGGTCACGTCGGCGGTACGCCCGTCGATCATGGTCGCCACGGCGGACGCCTGTACCGTATAGCCCGTGGTCACGTTCGGCACGGTTACGGCAATGGACGCGATGATCGACGGATTGAATCCAATGACACCATCACCGACCACCGGCACGTCCAGGGCGGCGGACACGGTGCCCGGCACTTCCGGCGTCGCCGGATTCGCATACAGCGCGGTCGCCGTCACCGGGAGAGTGGTGTTCGGTTCGTCGAGGCCGACTACCAGCACGCCGGTGGGCGAAATGTACGTGTAATCGCTCTTCGGCTTAACGGTATCGCCAATGGCGTACTCGACCGCATCCGAGCGGAACGTGGCCGTACCATCATTGCTGATGGACGTATCGGCGATGACCTGCACCGCGCCGCCACGCGCCACGTTTTCCGGGGTGGACGTGCCACCGCCGTACATGGCGAGCTTGAGTTGGAAGCCCGGCGTCTTGGCCGTCGTACCGGCGGGAGCCACCACGTTCGCGGTGGAACCCGTCCCAGTCCAGAACATGACGGCGGGGGCGAAGCCGGACACGCTGATAACATGCTGGACATGCAGATAATGGTTGACCGAATTGATATTGACTGGATTGGTCTGTTGGGTCATCTCGTTGATGACGGGGATGTCGATCAGGAACTTGTCGGTGGTCAGGATGGCCTGTACGCCGTCCATGCCGAAACGGTCCTGTGGGATGACGATAATCCGGTCGATGGTCGGTTCCGCGTCCGTGCGCTGGAATACGGTCGCCAGACCCTGCACGTCAAGCGCCGACTTGACTTCGGGCGAGCAGAACAGTACGAGTTCGTCGGGGCGGGCGAATGTCGGCATATGACGGGCATTATATCGAGTGGACACGAATTTCAACGTGTCAGCCCATGCGCGAATCTGCCGCAACATGTCACGTGCATCAGTTTCCGTCGAACCCATGTTGTTGAGATCATGCTCCATGTGGATGCGCCAGTATCCGCCGAGCTTGGCATACTCGACGAACTGGTGGCACATGGCCTCGAACAAGTCCACCTCTGCTGCATTATAGCAAGAGGTGAGAATCTGCGAAGTGAGGGACGCCAACCCGTTTTCGGACGTGAATGCCCGCTGGAGTGTCTTGTCGTCCGTGGTCGCCGGATACCAGTGAGCAAAGTCAAGACGATGGTACAGTGAATCCACGTCGATCTTCCACTTGCGGAAATTATCTGCGCCCAGGTATTCCGCGTTCGGGTCATATACTTGGGCAAGCGGCATTCCCACGGCGATTTCCTGCCACGTGTCGCCATACGCCTGAGATGCGCGTTGAAAAACACTGAGCGGATTATTCCACCGCCATGTGTTCACATAGGTGCCGCCGATGCGGTTCACCAGTGCCGCGTAAAACTCGTTCTTCAGCTGAGTACTGGACATGAGTGTAGCCATCTGGCGGTCCATGTTCATTTGAGTGGCCGATGGCATACGGCGCTGATATTCAGGGGAAGCCTCGTTGCGAATCATGTTGAGAATCTGGGAGTTGTTGAATTCGGTGAGCGGGCGAAGCTGCTGCTTCGGCGTCACCACTGGAGTGGCTGACATGATGGTTGTCCTTTCTAATTACTAGTCCTTATACAGATCGTCGAACGTGCTATAGATGCCGTTATAGTCGTCGTCGGTCATTTCCGTAGAGTCCGACGTCACGTCGTCGGGGCCGTCATGCAACACATAGTCTGCTGCCGCATCACGCATTTCTTCAACGGTTTTGGACAATTCCGCCATGGTCGCTTCCAAAGCGCTGAGACGATCAGCCATGTCGGCGTTCTTGTCGTCGCCCGCGTCCTCCGGCTCGTTATCGTCCTGCGTTTCAGGCTCCGGGGCCGGCGTATTGTCGTCGCCGGTCGCGTCCGGTTCGTCGTCGGGCGTGGTGTTCGGCTTATCGTCGATTTCAGAGTCGTTCATAATCACCTCTTAAGTAGATGGCACGGCAACAATCACGCTGCCGTGCCAGATTGCTGGGCTGTGCGGGTTCCCTCGCCGTCGCTGGGCGCTGGCTGCGCACGTCTACATCCGACCGATCGTCTTACCGATTGCCTGCCGGTCGGGCCATCGAATCGACTTGGGACGCACACCCCGCTGTCAAATATTATAGCACGAAAACATGGCCGTCGTCATTGAGGTGGTGCGACCCGGTTGTAAACTCGTCGTAGGGGATAGGTGCGGCCCGATGCACGCCACTCAAGCGCATGACAATATCACCGCATGTTTCCACGCCGCAATATTTACGGTTGCCTAGGATACGGAGTTTTTCGTAGGTGTGATCGTTTTTCCACGCGCCTAGTTTCTGATCGTCCGGTTCGATGCCTATAGGCACGTCCAGCCCCTCCAATATCATGCCGTCGGTGTCGGCGTAGAGCACGCGACCGCTGTTCGCATTCATGGCACGGGATAGTATCTGTCTACCATAGGCGTTTACATAAGCGGCGGTCGGCAACCATGCCAAACTGTTGGCCGACTCAGGCTTGTCCACGGTGAAATCCACGCCACCGTCCACAGATAGTTTCGGATGCAGTAGAGGTCGGTAGAGCGAGGCCCCGAATTTTCCCACCAGCGAGTTTAACAGCAGTTTCGCCATTTGCCTGCGCTCTCCGATCTCATTCTGTTTCACGTGAAACCATTTGTCTACGTAATTGTAATACAGTCCATGTGATTTGCGGAATTTCCAACCACCGACATGCTCCCACACGTGCATATCATAGTTTTCCGTAAGTGTCTCCCAGTCCACATTGGTTACGGGCATGGTGACGACGCCTAGCGTACTGTCCAAACGTTCGCCCTCATACCCCCATACGGGTAGGATATTTGTGAGCGTCGCCGTTTTTTTTCGTTTCAGTCTTGCGTCAAACGATATGACGTCAATATGTAGTGGATAATCATCGTCATGTCGATATTCTCCGTCGTACCATATGGGGGAGCCTGTCGGCATGGGAGCGTCGCGCATGATACTCGGGTAGAGACTGTTCACATCCCAGCTCCGGCAGTCCTGATATTCTCCCGGCTTGCTGTATACTATCGCCCCATAGTAGGCGGGGCGCATCCGGTGATAATCCTCTTTGATCAACGACGGAAAATGACGCCGAAATCCGGCGTAATCCCCGTCGATATAGTCGGTCATTGCCATAGACGCTATCGTAGTGCCCCTAAGGTTCAGTGCAGCGCATTCCTGTGCGATATTCCATGTGGTTTCCAAGTCGTTCATGCCGCCGAATGTTTCACGTGAAACATTCAGGCCGTCGTCGCGCGTGATATTGCGCACGTCCAGGAAATCTACAGTGACACCGCCCATTCGTACCCGGAAACTGTAGAAATGACCGCGAATGTTGAACGTACCCCACACGCCGTCTTTGGCTGGATTCGACTGCAATGGCAGTCGTTGCAACAGCTCGGCGGCTACGGGCTTGATGTCCTGCCATCCGTGGGCGCACCATACGCGCGTATGCTGATCGAGCATGGTAAGGCGTATAACGCTATTCGCCGTCAACGGTTCCATGCCGTCATCGGTGCACAATGTCACGCCGTCTGTTGCCGCTATTCGACGCTCCCGCATGATTCCGTCCATCCTTTTTTTTAACGTCGTGTCGCGCTGGCCATCCATTCGTCGAGTCGGGTCTCTACATCTCCCGCGTCTGCTTTAGTCTCCCATTTGTGTGTCTTGTCATTGTACCATGCCGCCTCGCGCACCACGGCGCTGAAATTCGTATTGTTTATTAGCCATCGTTTTTGTCGGTTCGATAAGGATGCAAATTTTCTGGCTATATTTTGGTCGAACGCTTCCAGTCGCTGTTCAACCTTGCCAAAGTCGCTCGTGCCCTCATTCTGGGGTATCGTCTTTGTGCCGGCTTGCAATTTGGCTCGGCCTGTAAGTCCGGCGTATTCGAGCACAAGTTCTTCCGCCCTGTTGCGCTTGCCCTCTCTCGTCATTGCACGTAAGTAGCTGATTCCACGATCTGAGCCGAGTATATTGGCTCGATTGCGCGTAAGTTCGTCGCGGGCCGAACCGCCGACCGAGTGCACGCCAAGTACGTCCAATGGCGATTCTCCGGCACGTTCCATCTCTCGCATTTCGGCTACAGTGTAACGGGCCAGAGTCAACGCCCCGAACTGTTGGGCACGTTTGATTTTCTGCCGTGCTTCAATACGACGCCGCTGCTGCTGCCGTAATGTCTTCCGCCGTTTTGACGGGGCGGCGGCGATTTCCGCGTCGGTAATCAGCGGACGTGCCGCCAGATCACGATCAAGTTTCGTAATATGCACATCGGGGACAACCTGATACGGTTCGTTATCCCGTGCCCTTAACGCCTGCTGCCTCTCTCCGAATTCCTGCCCGATACGTCGTGCGACCTGTTCGAGCTGTTGAGCGCTGAGCTTTCCCAAAAATGTTTCGGTGATTTGCTTGGGGAGGTGTCCGGTACTGTAATCTCTGACCGCTTGCTCTCGGCGTACCTGCGCCGATCTGATGGCGGCATTGCGTTTCAGATTGTTGGCACGTCGATTGTTTTTACGTTTTACCACGGCCCCCCCCTATGAGTGTGAAACGCCCCCCGCCGTAAGGATGGAAACGACGGAGGGCGAGTTTGGCGGCAATGTCCCTATAAGGACATTACCACGTTATCATATGATGTGGACATTCGCGTTACTTGCGCTTGTCTTCCGGCACAAGTTCGAGGTCGAAGAACTTAAATCCACGGCGACTCTTCTTTTCCACCACCTTGAGGGCAAGCGGATGGTTCCACGTGTCCGGCGTTCCGAAAATCGCGAATAGGTTACCAAAAGCATGTGCCAGCGCGGGGGAGGCGGCGGCGAAGTCGCCTTCCTCCGCGTGGATAACGACACGGGTAGAAGAATTGATTTCACCCGTTTCCTGATTAGCGACCTCGATGGCCTGTGCAAGCACGTTGGTCACATGCAATGGCTCATTGAGATGTTCATCCACCTTGTCGGAGGTCTGCATGGCGTTATACAGCGCCATTTTACCGTCCATAGAAGTGGTGTCGAAGAAATGCGAAACAGCATTAGCGCCGTTCGCCGCAAAATTGTTGCCGCTTGCTGCGATCAGTTCGTTGTCGGTCATTAGTGTTGCCTTTCCTTATAGGGGTTATTAATTATTTTCCTCGGAAATGATATCATCCTCAACCACGTTGCCGCCAACCGGCCTCGAATAGTCGATAATGGTATCATCTCCAAATTCGCAATTAGCCCAATAATCCTCTTCCTTCATGCACGTTACCTGCGCATGGTATTCAGCAGACATGGGCAGCATGTTCTTGTTGATCTTGCGGGCTTTTTTCATCGCCATGTCGGCTGTGCGACAAGCACCGTCGACAAGCACTTCAGCGTCGATGAGTTCACCGTTTTCGCCGCGCGTAACGCCGCGCACAACGGAATAGTGTCTGGTTCGCTTAATATATGCCATAATTATACCACCTTATCTTGATATTGTTGCTGTTGTGATATTCTTGCAATGTCTTCATCAGTATAGCTTTCGTCGGTCAGATTGTCAAAACAACGACATGCGATCTTGACAAGAGTCTGGGCGAACTCATTATTGTCCCAAATTTTGCACATCTCATAGCAAGTCGCGCCCTTGATGTGACAGACCGCGCACCATGCCACTAACGCCGGGCAGTAAATAAGCCCAGATAACATTTCGATATTCTGCATTCGACACAAAGCGCCTACACGGGATGTCCACGGACTGAGGGACAGACAGACATACGCCGCCTGTTCGATACTGTCCGCAAAAGCAACCTGTGCCCCCTGTGGCTTGTAAAAACCTTTCAATAACGCTACACTACGACAAAACGTCTCCCAATCGCCCTCACCCTTGTTGTATTCTCGCAGATGTAGGCGACTACGACGGCCACGAATGACACGACGAATACGATCATCGTCCAGAATACCATCGTCGAACCAATTCGTGCGGTCATCATTGCTCTTCATCTTTCTATATCCTTACCTCCATAGTCACAATAGGACACCCTTTCGCTAAACACTTTGCATCATACGACACAGCACGCTTGAGCGAATCAGTATCGTGGTAATTGGTGAATTTCACCTCAATGTCGTAGTTGTCCCATTCACCCTCCCACTGGAATAGGTCAACCTTCATCGTCATCCGATCTAGTTCGATAATTCCGTTATGGACGCGAGCCGAAGCGCGAATAGTACCATCAATCCTCCTCATAACCCCCTTATGCTTCCTACAAAATCTGACAGGAATGGAGTACTCCGGTTCGCCAACCAAAGAACTCCTTATATCAGTGAGACCCGTTCTATAGGTAAAATAGTTGTCAGGCAAAAAGCTGTTAAACAGGTCTACGATATTATCGTCATTAAAATAATCCATCTTTATTATCATAATTCCACCACCTTATAACGCAATTCGATGCAATAATATACGCCCACCGAGTCACCACCACCATAATACTCGATAGCCTTAACTGCACAGGCATAGCTATTACATTCAGCCACCTCAGCTACACACTCACGTTTGCCATCACTATAATGACGTAGCACAGCGAACACTTGAACAAGTTTCACGCCCATCTCGCCACCACCATTCCCTTACCATAAAAACACTCAGGATTCTCAGAAACAAACCTCATCAAGCGATAAACAAAGCCCACCATATTATCTATAGCCGAACAAACCCCACCAGTACAAGGGTCATACGTTTCAGTAAAAAACCTTACAACCACAAACCTCTTTAAACGATAACGCAAAACAAGAACCTCCCTCCCATCCAGCTCACGAGTCTCAAAACGAACAGAAACACCAGTCATATCAACCACCATCCTTTCCACATTCCTTGGCTGATACTTATATAATACCATGATTGCCGGACGTGATTGACAGGCTCACGCCCGAAGGCCCAAAAAACAAACCATCA